CTTCTTTAAATACATTTATGAGCCTGCGCTGGTAAATTGGCTCCAGATTCTCTATAAAATTTTTAGACCAAACGACTTTCATTTTCCAGAACTTTTCATTTATTGAGTCCATGGCCGCCAATAAATTCAAAACAAAAGTTGCATTTTCCCCGGTCAATCGTGTTTTTGCTAACAAGTATTCCCAGGTAGCAGGATCGTTGCAATCAATGAAATGGTTTTCGGTTGCGCCCAAAAGCTCTAGAAGTTTAAACCAAAACGCATATCCATCATTCCCGAATTTATTTTCAATGATGTGGATAGTCCTGCCGTGATTACATGAATGCGGGAAATAATCAACTGTTGCTTTTTTTGATCTTGGCATTTTTTTCTCTCAATAAAACGGAATATACGTTCAGGCATTTTTTTTGAAGAAAAGATTCGTTTTTTAAAAGTCTATATAAAAAATCATTAAACACTTCAATAGGGCGTCTTATTTCGCCCTCATAAAACGAAATAGCCAGATCTGAAATGTCTGCATTAAAATAGCCCCGCATTTTTAATGCTTGAATAAGCCCATCGCCAACGCATTCCATCTCACATTCATCGTTGTGGCAGTTTTCACATAAAGTAACCAAGCACCAATCTTCATATTCCCAAGGTTCTTTTCCTGGGAAATACATCCTGTGGTGAACATTTAGCGTTGACTTCGTATCTTCACATATCTGACAGGAAAAATTATCACGGCTCATGATTTCCAGCCGTTTCTTCTGCCAGCGCGGATCGCGCAGCTTTTCTAAATATGTCATTTTAACTCCAGAAAAAGACGGCCCCAGTTGCGGTAGGAATTCGCTATGTCCCCGAATGGGGAATAGAAAAAACCTCTGGGGCCGCCATTAATTTCTGTCGTTTCGTTCATAGTAAATTCCATACCGCATACCATCATTCTACTTCGCGGAAAACGCATTGTCAAGACTTTTCATCATGAAATCTTTTTTTTATCGTGACGGGGTAAACTACACGTTCAATCTCGGGGAGGTTGGTCCTGAGCCACGCCATGAATAATTGCGAAAAATAATAATGATTGCTTTTGAACGTATGAGATTCTTTCACATAAAGCTCTTCCATTCCGGTCCACTGCCGACGATACGCGGCGGTTATTTCATAAAACCTTTTTGTACCCGTGAATGGATGCCCAGGAATGGCATAGTGAATCGCGGCCGATGGCACCCCTGCCGGATCGTCTCCCAGGGCGATGATCGTTTCCGCAACGTAGCGGACCATGGATTTCTCGCAGTCATCCTTTCTGAAAATGAGAATTTTTAAATGCTCCGATTCTATCTCGCGTTTAAGTATCATCAGCCCCTCCTTTTTCATCTTGCGCGCTATCCATCTTTGGAACTCTGCGGCAAACTTTATATCCCCGCGCTCCACAGTCCAGGCCCGACGCCGGCGACCGGTCCAGGATGCGCGATAGAGCCTTTCAAGCGAAATCATTTAAACTCCAGTTTTTTATTGACCAACGTAGCGGCAATTCGCTTATCAGCCATTTCAGTATATTCTTTTTTCAGGTCGATCAAAATATAATTTCGATAGTTTTCTTTTGCAACCATTCCGGATGTGCCACTTCCACCGAAAGGATCAAGGATAATCCCACCCTCCGGGCATCCAGCCAGTATGCATGGCTCGATCAGCTTCGGCGGGAACGTGGCGAAGTGGGCTTTCTTAAATGGTTGCGTGGCCACAGTCCATACATCTCTCTTATTTCGCATGGCAGAGCATTGTTCTGTTTTTGTCATTTCATCCCATCGGTTATTAAATCCGGCATAGCGTCGGCCGTGTCCGCGTTGTTTATCCTTCCTTTTCCTCAAACCATTTTGTTTTTCATCAGGAATTGATTTGTGATTTTTTTTAATCCGCGCATACCTTTCTTCGTTGCTATAAGTCACCGGTTCCTTTATGGCTTTTTGGTCATAAAAATAACGCGCTGATTTTGAAAGCATGAAAATATATTCATGGTTTTTTGTGCAACGGTCAGTTACGCTTTCCGGCATGGGGTTGGGCTTCGCCCATATTATATCTTGGCGCAAATACCAGCCGTCAGAGCGTAGGGCGAAGGCAACAAGCCAGGGGATGCCGACTAAATCTTTGGGCTTGCAGCCGTGTTCAAGTTTTCGATGTTCCCCATTTTCATTTGCAACTCTTCCCTTTGTGTCCGGCCTTGAAAATCCGGCAAGCGTAGATTTATCGCTATACCCACCGTTATTGCTTTGAGACGACGCATAACTATCCCCCAAATTCAGCCACAGCGTCCCATCATCTTTCAGCACTCGTCGCACTTCGCGGAAAACCTCGACCATGCGATATACGTATTCCTCCGGAGTTTTTTCAAGCCCGAGCTGGCCGTCAACGCCATAATCACGTAAGCCCCAATAAGGCGGGGAAGTTATGCAGCAATTTACGGATTCATCTGGCAGCGCGCAGAGGACGGCAATGCAATCCCCGCAAATAACCTTATTTAGATAATCAATTGGCCATTCCATAACATCTCCTCGGAAGGGCGAACGCAAGGGCGAACGCCCCGCTGAGAAAACGCTATTTTGCGCGGCCGACTCCTTCCAGCTTTTCGATTGCTTCCCGGATAGCCTTTCGCTTCTGCAGGATGGCCAGCGTTTGTTCCGTCAAATACAATTCGACGGTCAAAAGGTCTGAGTCCTCATCCTGCAATTTCTTGATCATCAATTCCTTTTCATTCACTTTCAACCTCCAGCTCTGCATGAGCTTGTTTCTTGACGTAAGATTGTTCAATGACCGCTTCCTTGCATGGAGCTTCACAGATAGGCAGATAGGGGCATGTCCCGAACGTTACGCACTGAGCCGGGTTCCTGTAAAATGCCCCCAGCTCTACCATGCGTTCCATATCCCCGGCTATCTGCCGCAGCTCCTCTTTCCATTCCATGCGCTCCTCGTCTCCAAAGACAAGATATTCCCGATAGAAATATTCCTTGCGGTTATCTTCAAGGTACTCTAAGTGATCGGCATAGTCCGCTTCATTCAGATTCAATTCAGCTATGGCAGCACGGTAAAGTTCGGGAGAGGTTTTGGCGTTTACAGCCTTGGATAATTTGCCGCTTTTCAAAACTTCGGGCTTATGGGGTACGTCCTTTACCAGGACATTGTAAATGACACCCTTCACCCGCTGCCCCATGGTTCTATCCATGGCGTCCAGATAGAGCATGGCTTGCGGATCAAGGGTTAATTTACGCTTGTAACCGACATTCAATGCGCTGGTAGTTTTCGTCTCCACGATCCACAGGCCGTTTTCTTCTACCAACAAATCAACCTTACCGGCCAGGATTATGCCGGGATACTTTTCTCCGCGCACATCCATGATCGGCAACTCGAAAAGCTTTTCAATTTCCAGTACCTTGAACGATTCCTTGGGATATTGAACAATATAGTTTTGAAAAACATCTATGGCTAAAGTATTTGCTTTTCGCCATTCATCCATCCGTTCCGGGTCATCTTCGGCTGGCATATTTTGGTTGAAATGTTTTTCAATTTCGTTCCAAGAGTCAGTGAGTGAGCCGCCCTTGTAGTGAACTCCTAGGGCTAGGTGAATAGCCGTACCAAAGGAAAAATATAAAGGTCGCTCTTTCAGTTCAAGACCATCAACATAGCGGTACTTATAGCGCCGCCTGCAGGATTTGAACGCTTGAATACTTGAATACGTTAGTAGCATGGGATCCCCTAAAAGGGGTCCTCCTCAAATTCGCCTGCAACTTTATTCTTTAATTTCTTCGCTTCTTCTTCGTATGCCTCAAAGCCTTTATCATCCCTTCCAGGATCTTCTTCTGTTAGCTTCGCCGGCATAATTGCTTTCGGACTCCAGAAATGCTTGACAACGGAATAATCCTTTCTGTCCTTCGTACTTGTTTCTTTAGCTACGCGGATCATGACTTCACGACCGCATAGGGAATTACTGTTGAGTCGTTTCATCTTTTCATCTTTCGGGCCGCTGGCAAAACCGCAAGCAATAGCGAGGTTAGCAAAGCGCCATATCGCTTCATCATTCATCCAGAACGTGTCCTTGATGATTTGTCCTTGATCGTTTTTGAAAATAACATCAACCGCTGGCTTGGCCGTTTTCTCATTGTCCTTTACCTCAAAAATGTGAACGAGAAAATCCCCCGGCTCCATGTAAGAGCCACCACCTTTACCGTAAGCGTTTACTATCATGTTATTTTTCCTCCTTTACTTTGAACTTATCGAAAATCTTTTTGAACACGATCGCCCAAGACGGTTTTTCGTAATCGTCCAATGCTCCGCTGCGGTCTCCGGTGATAGTGTTTTCCGCTTTGGCCGTGTAGAAGTAACGGGCCATTTTGCCCTCTTCCTCTTTCGTGACCATGCGGAAAACCTCATCAAAGAATCCGGGAACATTGGTAGCGAACTTGCCGTTCAGTGAAGGAATAAAGCTGATACCGCCCATGAGTTCATCCTTCACGTTGTCTTCCAAAGCCGTGAAAATGACATGGTACGGAAGGTCGCGGAATTTGCGGACCAAGCCGACCATGCGGACCAATAAAATCCCCCAGTCGGGCTGCGTCATCATTTCCTTTGTGATCTTCGCCGGTTCTTTGCTTTCCGTTGGCCTGGACCCTCTCAATATTTGTTCCTTGCAGAGTTCATTGATTTCGGTCAAACTGTCGATGAAAATAACTTTAAACTTTTTCTGCAACTCAGGCTCCAGTAAGCGTTTGTAGGACGTGATCATGTCCTCAAAGTTTTCGATTTCCCAGACGGTGTAAGACTTGCCGGCCAGAGGAAGCAAGCCGCTCTCCGCTGAAAGAATCAAGGTTGTCTCCGGCTTCAGCGTCAAAGCCGAAGACGTTTTTCCCGTTTTCGACTTCCCATACAGGAGCACCTTTATTTTGGCGTCCTGCAATCCCATCGTGTTACTCTCCTTCATTTATTTCCTCCTCACTTTTTAAAGTGCTATCAAAATCATCATCGCCGCGAACGCCGCCCAGATAAAACGAATGTGGGAGCGGGTGTAATAAGTTGTCATATCCTTTTCCATCAACACGCCCAGGGGCTACGCTTGCCTGGCGCTATGCAAGTACCGCGCGGGGCTAGGCAGCCGTCGGGAATTCCGTCCGCGTCACGGTCCGCGCATTGGCATTCAATGCAATCGTCGAATCGCGTAGCCTTCGGCTTCATCAGGGCTGGGCGAAACAGATGTTGAAATTGCATAATAGCGGTGCAGACAGTAACCACCTGAACCGTAAAAATTGTAGCATCAAGATCGATGATGCTTTTCATATTCATGCCTCCTTCGCTTGGCTCGTCAGCGCCGGGCAGCGATCCCCGACGGACGAGGCCGGCAGCAGCCAGCCCCGTTTCGCCATCAGTTCCCCGCGATGAAAGCGGCGAATGCCTCACGCATCTTTTTGACGAGATCGCCGCCGACCACTATCCCGGCATCGGTAATCTGCATCGAGCGCGAATTTGTCGCCGACCGGATGAAGCCGCGCTGCTCGAGGTCGTTCATTACCTCGAAGAGATAGCCCTTCCAGGCGCGCTGAATTTTCTTGTCCGGCTCCCGGCGATCGTCCTCTTCCCATGAGGTCAAGACCGCCAGCGCCAGCGTCAGCGCAACTTTGAGATTCAACTTCCCTGAGTCTTCCATTTTATTCCTCCTTATTTTAAAATATTTACCTTTCGCGTTTTGACAGCACAATCTTGCGCTCGGGATAAGCTACGGCAAGATCATACCGATCTCCGGTTTCCGAATCATGCAACGTCGGCTTAGGATTCCCCTGGAAGCCATCAAGGAAACTAATTATTTGGCGGATATTCCGCGCCGGGAATATTGCCATCGTTTCTCCAATACCATAAGGGGCTTGATTCCCTGTACCGCGTATCTCAATTTTCATTTTACGCCTCAACCCTTTCCGACTTCTGATCCAGATCAATCGCCTCATTGACCAGCTCGTAGCATTCAGCATACGAACCGATCCCGATACGGGAAAGCCATCTTGAAAGGGAATCAACGCTCCGGCTCTTGGACAAGAGCTGCATCACCAGGTCAATCGTTTTCGTGCTCATTGGCACCTCCTTATTCATTTTCATAGCTTTATTATAAAACACGAAAAACGAAAAGTAAATAGATTTTCTTATTTATTTTTATTTTCTTTTATATACCCAAAAATAGGGAAAATTGGCTGTTTTTAGACCAAAACAGTAGGAATTTCTGGTATATAAATTATTTTGTTTCCAGATAAAATAACTACGGCAATAATATCAAAATGATCTTTCCATTTATTATGTTTATTATAAATCAATTTTTCTCCAATCATATTTCCTGAAGTGATTTCTATTCTATGAGTTGCTTGATGATTTACTGCAATAATATCAAATGGAGAATTGGGACTTATAGCTCGAAAAACATTATAGCCGCGTTTCATCAAATCGACGCATACTAAAAATTCAGTTATGGTCCCTTTAGTACCAGGAGATATTTTAAATTTCAGATCCACAAAAGAATCCCAAGGTTTACTTTTGCTACATTCAGGACTACAATATTTCTGATTAAACCGATGTGTAGAAAATATTTTATTACAAACAGGACATTCCTTTTTAAATGATTCTATACATTCTCGCCTACGATTCATTTCTTCGTTTCGGCATTGATCTCCGCAATATTTTTGATTTTTATTAGTGGCAACGAAATCTTTCCCGCACATGGTACATTTACCGAAAGTATATCCCGTCCTATGTTTCATTTTGATTTCACTATTTCTTCAATTGCACCTACCCGCCCCTGTAGCACTTTAATATTTTGCTGCATTTCCGAAATCACCCGAAGCCCGGCGTTCTGAAAATTCCAGTGTTTTGATCTGCAACCGGCAGAACAAAATCGATGGTTTTTCTTTTTCTCATTAATTTCAAATTCGCGGCCACACTGTAAGCAATTTGCCTTCATTTCTAATACCCCTCTCCATAGGACGCCTATTTTAAGGCTTGGCGTTCTACGCGTCTTAACGCTTCCATTCTATCGGATGTAGTGGTAGCTGTCAATAAGAAATAAAGAAAATTTTTATTTTATCAAAAACAGAGCCAGAATCACCCATCTGAGGTCTACGAAAAGGAGGCGACTCTCCATCTAATATATCACGAAAATTGATTATCGTAAAAATCAATCAGCCCCGCTCCCCGATGGCGATCCAGTATGCGTTGCAATCGGCAACCGACCCATCGGAAATATATCGCCCATACCCGGTAAATCCCGTCGCCGTCGGCGCTGCATCCATGACCGCGACCATATCTTTTTGACGGCTCGTAATGGTTACGATCGGGAGCGACCCAACCTTGAAGGGCTGATCGAAAGTGATCGCCGTTCCCGTTCCCAGAAATTGATTGACCTTCCCCTGAACCATGAAATTCTTGACCTCACTTCCGCCGATAAAAAACAGGAATGAAAGGACGCCATTGATTTTCGATTCAAGCAATTTCAGCCGCGATTCAAGTTCGGTATGCGTGACTATTTTTTCGCCAGGCCGGGCCATGCTCCCTCCTTTGGGATAAAGTCTCCGCTGACTTCGATGGTATATTTTTCTTCGGTCGGGACGGAATAAGTTATGAGATAAAAAAGCGGGGTTCGCACGGTCAAGATGCCATGCAGTAATTCGGCGCGCATCGGCATCGAAAGCAGCGATCCCAAAATATCGGCAAGCCCCTGATCCTTTGCCAGCTTCATGCGCTCGATCCCGGCCGCGATTGTTTCCTGGCAACGGAATGAATGGGGAATGTGAAAGCCGACGCGAAGGCCGATGTAGCGGAGCAAAGGATTTGAAAAGGGATGGGCATCTAAAGATGTATGTCTTATCGGTTCAGGCAATTCACCGATCTCCAATTCCAGATCAGCATGGTCAACTGCTAATGCTCCAGGAGTAGCAATCGCGCTCTGCCATATCGGGTCAAAATATCCAGCCTTCCAATTCGCGGCGAATGATTCCCGGCAGCATTTCGGGAAGCCAAGCATTTCTCCCTGTACTTCATGATCGCCCTTCTCGAATGCCTCCCGAAAGCGGAGCGCGTCCTCGAGCCGCCGCCCCGGTAAAGGAGGAGGAGGCTTATTAAAGGAACGCTTTGAGTATCAGCACAATCTCGCCAAAACCAACGAATCCCATGATCCATTTAATCGTGCTCAATGATCCGACCTGTTTAAGGATGTACGTTTCGTGCTCTTCCACTTTCTTTACCATGCCCGTTACTCCATTCCCGTATAGTACCTTTTTGATAATGAGTATGTCGCTGCAGCTCTCATGTGGCATCGTGTCTCCTATTGAGCAGTTTACTTTTTCACTTCGCCGCTCATCGTAATCGTGTTCGCCCCGGCCTTCATCTCGCCGATCTTCTGTCCGACATTGGAAGCGAGATAGAACGCGCCCCATGGGAGAATGAAATACGTCCATTCGGTGAATGACGCTTTGCCGGTGAACAGGGCCACGGATGCCACGGCCCCGAACAATAGAATGAGCGTGTACTTGCGCCCGTCTTTTGATAATGACAATCTCATATTGCCTCCTATTTCTTCGCGGCAGTTTTCGTTTTGATGATGCCGAGATTTTTCAGCAGGAAATAATCAATGGCACCGACAGCGAGCCAAGCGATACAACCGTATTTCCATTTGTCGATCATGGCAACAACGGGTATTGCCACAACGATCAGTGCAAACAAAACGGCTACGATCAAAAGCGGGATTTTTTCTTTGTACATGATGCCTCCTAAAATACCGGCAATTTGCCGCGAACCCAGAGCGCAAAACGAATCCACGAATTGAATAGGAAATTTTTTATCCTATACATGATGCCTCCTAGCACCCTTTGAGTGCGATAAATAAAATGACTAGAGCTACCAGCCCGACAATCCACCACTTGCGGTTTTTGATCCAGCCGATCTGGTTGCGCCACCATCCCGCCCAGTTCTCGCCCGTGTGTGGTTTTACGGGCGGCGGCACATACGGATCATCCGGCGGCTCGATGATGACTGGCGGCTTCGCCCAGACATCAGGCCACTGGCCCTCATTTTCGAGCGGACCGAATGCCTCCCGGTAGGCCCTGGCGATCTCGGCGAAGATCTGCAGGTGCTTCTCCCGGCCGATATCATACAGCTCGTCGTCGGGCAGGTGCTCGACCATGATCAGCGGATGCTCGATCCCGTCCCAGGGAATAGTCAGGGCCTGGCCCCCGCGCTCTGTGCAAAGCGTATTAACCGTACTATACCACCAGGCGGCCCCGGGCTTGCCGGTCTCGCCCATGCAGCCGTCGTCCGATGCCTTCCAGCGGATCGGATGAAAGGCGAAATACTCGAAGGCCTTGTCGAAGACGTCCACGCCCCCGCGCTTCTCACCGCAAGCATGAACCGGACGGAAGACCGAACAGTCCCATCGATTGAATAACTGCCCCGTTGCCGGGTCGATCATGGTCCGGAGCGGATGCCAGAGATATAGCCCTTCCTTAAAGATGATGTCCGGCAATGCCTTGAAGACATCGTTACCCCCGTTGCTCGGGATCTCCGCGCAGATCCCCCAGGAGAAAGGCCAGACGCGCTCCCGGTCCATAACGCGGAGCATGAGCCGGCAGAAGTCAAGCGACTCGGATCCCATTTCATTACCCATGCCGAAGACGATCTTGTGCTTCTTGCCCAGGGCAAGCCAGCGCAGCATGTACTTCTCGAAATATGGCCAGGCCGCCGGCGCGTAAAGGGTCACGATCCCCTGGACGTTGTTCCTCCAGGGTGACTTCTGCTGGTCGTCCTTGTCGTTCATGTATTCATAGGCCAGGTCCAGCTGCAGCGTGATCCCCGGCGCCTTTCTCCCCGGCTTCTGGGCGGGGTAGTTGGCGATCTCGATCATCCGCTCGGCGATCTTCCAGTAGGCCTCATTGACCTGGGTCAGGTCGTAGAGTCCATTGGGCTGCTGCAGCCAAGGGGTCAGGTTATGGGCGTAGGTTTTGTCGTACCAGTCAAACCAGTGATTCCAGCCGAGCCAGCGCATGAAGTTTACGCCGGCGTTGGCGAGCTCCCGGCAGTAGTTTCCCCAGCGGATCTCGTCCAGCTCCCAGGTCGTCCCGGTCCAGACCACAAACTTGTCGGCCGGGGCGGTCAACGGGAAAAAGTGGCTCGCTGCGACGTAGAGCTTGTCCATCATTTATCCTTTCCAGCACTCGAAAGATCCTGCTCTGTGACAGGAGGCTTCTCGATGCTTGCCATCCGAATATCATTCCGGATGGCGCCGATGATCCGCTCCACGTCCACGTAAGGGCATCGCCCCAGGTAGCCCATGATCATTTGCAACGTCTGCTCTCCGATAAGGAATGTTTTCATTTTTCCTCCTTAACTCATTATTCCATTGGCGACCAGTGCCGCCCTTATATTCGAAACCAATGTCGTGAGACTCGCCCTTTCCGCGTCGGACGAAAACCCGAAGTCTCCCGCTGCAGTCGTGACCGCACCACCGGAGGCGTATACCGTCTGGGGCGTAGCATTATTGCACCCGAACGCACCGACAGACTTGATCGACCCGTCTGCCAATATATTGTCATCACCAGCATCCGAGTCGCCGCCAACATGAAGGCCGCCATTGATTGCTAACTTGGATGCAGGCGTAGCCGTCCCGATGCCGATATTGCCACTACCAAGAATCGTCATCAATCTTGTTGTGTAGTTTTGAAACGCAAATGCAGGATCTGTTGCCGCCAATAACCCATAACTTGTTCCTGATTTTTTGCCACTCCAAAATGCAATAACAGGTGAAGTAGGGGCAGTATGGCCACTTATACCGATAAAGCCAAGAGCCGACATGTTAGCATAATTTCCACACAATCCTCTAAAACTAGCACAACCTCTATCGTTTACGCCTTCTTCCATCGAAAAAAATACATTTGTTGGAACAATACTTGTCATTCCATGAGCAAGTCCAGAGTCTGAAAGTCTGAATATTCTTTCGTAATCTCCCATAATTTCAAGTGATGCCGATGGTGCAGCCGTTCCTATTCCAACTTTATTATTTTTATTAATATAAATTGGCGAGTTAACCAACCCGGCAGCATCACTTACGTGATATGGTAAAAATCCATCAGTTAGACCACTCAGTTTCACCGTGACAAAAACGGGCGAATCGGTGGTAGCCAGCCCGAGCAAGGTCCGGACTTGGGTATCAGTCAATTCTTCCACCGCTCCGGCGCCGGCAGAGGCGCGCCCCAGGATCCGACTCGTGGCCGAAACATTATCCGTGAACTTCTCCGCGTCCAGTTCATCGATCGCGGCCTGGATGGTCACAGCCTCAATGTTCCCCGCCGGAGTGTTCACGACATCGCTTGCGGGGATAGCTTTATAAGCCGGTCTCCCACCCGTCACGCCGCCGATGTATTGACCGTTAAGCCCTGGCGTCAACCAACTTGGATGGTCTCCCCCCCCAGACAAAGGAATGCTCCCGACAGATCCGCTTTCCCCGCCCGGCTTGAACTGGCCGTGGAATTCAACGTCTCCGAAAACTTTCAGGTTCAAGCCCGGGATGTAGGTTGTATCGAGATAGGAAAATACCTTCCCCGAAGTCCCCGTCCCGGCATAGAACCCCGTACCCCATGAACACATAGAGCGAATGGTCGTGACGCCCGTCGCATAGAATGAGGTCCAGGTGTCACCGTCAACCGTCCCGTAGAGCGTCCCGCTGCTGGCAACAAGGAGCTTGCCGCCGTATTCGATGAAGCAATAATTCGTCCCACCACCAACGTCCTCTATTTCGGCCCAATCACTTTCACCCGCAGCACGAATAATCTTACCCGCAGCGCCACCCGCATATTTATAGCCGCCCCAAGTATGAATCGAATAGAGTTTGACGCCCGTTGCTGTATAGACCGAAGACCATGAGGCGTCGGAAGCGCGTTTGTAAATTCCACCATCGGTCGAATCGGTGACAGCATAAAGCAACCCACCACCCTCAGTCATGGCCGTAATGTAGGCGCTGTTCAGTGCGGCCCCAATCGTTGCCCGCATCCCTGTATCATTTGCCGTTGTGCCATTGGTAGTGTAAAAAATTCCGTTTTGGAACGTGCCGATGAAAAGCGTCGCCCCCAAAATGGCGAATGAACTGACGCCCGTTGCGCGGCCGGCATTGGTGCTTGTCATTCCCGAGTCGGCCCAGGTTTCTCCATCGGCAGCTCTGGCGATGTGGATTTTGCCATCGGTTGAACCGTCAGTATCTTGGAGTCCGACATATAAATATTCGCCATATGAAATCAGACAATTACAGATATATCCAGCGGGCGGCGTGTAAACCTTAGTCCAAGGCGAACCCATTTTAAAAACACCCGTCTCCCCGCAACCGTACACATTGCCTTTATGGGAGGCGATGCTTAAAATATTCGTGGCGTCAGAATCGTACACCTCGGCCCAAGTCCCACCCGTGCCCGGGACCGGGAGCGTATCGCCGATGTTCACGTTGCCGCCAAGCAGTTCCAGTAAGGGGGCGGCGAGGTTGAACTTGATCCGCACCTGGCCATCATTGCCAAGGATAAACCCTTCGATCAAATTGATATGGTTGTCGCTACCAGGAGTCTTGATGCCCATTCCGGCAAACTGAGGCGTTGCGGTTGACTCCAAGCCCGCTACGTCGGCCTGGCCGATATGATCAAATGAGCCGCTATCCTCCAGGAAGTGACCGGCTGGAACTCCCGTTGCAGGCACCGCGCCCTTCTTCGTTGTGCTAATAGCCGGGAGCCGGTCGCCGTCGACCGTACCCACTATCAGATGGCTGGCGTCAATATCCACAACCTCATCAGGCCCACCGACTTCATGCCGCTTGTGGTGATTCTCTATGGGCTCAGTCTCACCCGTTGCGCCTTTATGATCGTGCGGGGGGATGACCTCTTGCTTGATTTTCATTACACGCCCCAAAGCCGAATCATGCGGATATAGACCTCTTCGCTGTCATAGTCCGGCGCAACTTCGACGATCAAATATTTCCCCGTTGTCCCGATCTGGTTGTAATGCGTGACGGTTGCAATCTTTAACAGGCTCAGGCCAAGTTGCTCGAATTGGTAAAGGCTCATTGTCGCCTCTGCTGTGTAAACCGGATGGTCCAAAAACTTGATCATGCCCGTTACTGGATGCGACGCGCCGACGGTGTACGCAAACATCAAGAATTCATCGTCGCGTTCGACGGGGGAAGTGGCCGGCAAATAGTCGCCGTCAACAGAGTCAACCGTCAATTCGTCGGCCCATTTCGACTCCATCGGGTCATAGTTGAATGAGGCATTGATGCGGTTTATGAATTCGCTCGAATCAGCCTTTTCAGCAAAAGCAATGAAATGGTTTTCGGTCAATGTGGCGTCGGCTGTGACGCTGGACCAATCAATATGCCGGATATGGACCTTACCGTCGCTGGAGATTTTCCACCAGGCGTCGAATGAGTAGGCCCAAGTTTCGATGTATTCTTTCAGCGCCGTGATATTTTCCACGGTGATTCCGTTATGGAGCCATGAATTTGCCGTACACCAAGCCGCGAAGCTGTCATCGTCGACTAACGTCAAGCCTGAAGTGGCCAGGACCGCGCTTAGGGCAGTGACGGGATTCGACGAAGCAGCTACGGCGCTGTCATGCGTCCAACCGGCCAGGTACGCCGAGAACATTCCGCTCCCGCCGCCGCCACCGACATAGTTTTCATCGGAAAACGCGCCGTCGGGATCAATCAATTTGTACATCTTCCAGTATTTAGCAACCCCGCCGATCGGGATCCAGGGCATCGCTGATTCCAAGTCAACGGCGCATCCATCATCCGGGACAAAGCGCACGGTCGTATCAGTTATCGCCGTCACGCGCACGAGCTGATAGGAAAAAGCACCCGTCGCCGTGACTTTGCCGGCCAGCGTGTCACCCACATAGATCGAGACGCCGGTGCCGCTGCCGATAGTAATGTATCCTTCCAGCAAGTACGAGTTGTCATTTTCGACAACAGCGGGCCCGCCCCCGGCTCCGACAGCATCGACGATTGTCAAAGTGCCAGCGCCGCCGGTATGCGTCCATTTATTCAACCATACGGTATGCCCGCCTCCCCAAGTCTCCCCGGAGTCAACAGAGGTATACCGCCAAGTCGACGCCATGGGAACCGTACCGAGTAGCCCGACAAATTCCTGAACACAGTTTAAGATGAATTCGTTTTCCTTTTTGTCCCAATCAAAAACCGTCGCTACGATCGTATCGGCCAAGACATAACCGCCAGGTTCATAGACGTAGACCGTGACGGTTTTCCCGCGGATCTTGCGGTTCGTTTCATCGGACATCATCGCCTTGAATGTTTCAAGGGTATCATCGATAGTCAAAGTGAACCCGCCACGTTCATAGGATCGATCAAGTCCAACAGATTGTTGAATGGGCGTTATCGCAGTCAACTTCCTTTCCCACTGTCCGCTGGCATCGTCAACGTATTGATTTGCCAGCAGATAATCTCCGGCAGGAAAAGATAGCTTGACTTTGATTAATCTCATTTTACGCTTTCCGTGAAATGCGCCGTCACGTCCCACTTATCAGTCGTAACGTAAATGGGCTGTTCAAGTTCAAATACTCCGAAATACGCTTTCCCGCTTGTCCCTGTCGGGCTGAAAATGACATGGCCGTTCATAGCCGCTGCCTGCATGGCTTCTAGTTGTGCATCGCTGATATTCGTAAAATGAATTTCCATGTAGCGCCGCGCCCAGCGCGTGTACGTGCGGGGGATACCCGACAACCCGCCGGTGCTTTTGACTGTCCCGAATTCCTTATTATTCGGGAAGCGCTTATTGTAATTTTTCACAAAGGCCAGCGGGGCACCGCCGATAAGGAAAATCTCACCGATCTGCAGAGCCAAGGACGTATTGAAATTGACCCGGATGCGCCAATGATCGTATGCCGCTGGAACTGTCAAAATGCGATAAGCGGGAGTGAGCGTTTCAGCGTTCACGGTCAAGGCTTCGCTCACCGTGTTGTAGTTCGTGTCCATCCCGCCTTCCAACCATGCGCCGGCCAGGGAGTCTGTTGCATCTGAGATGTTGGACGTTTTCAGGTTGTGCCCCAAAAGTGCAACCCCGTAAACCGTCGGGATGGTAGCGAGCGGGTCTACTCCCGTTATCATCGTAATTGTCAAATTCGTCCCGGCGGCTGCCGTCTTGAAAAGTGTCCTCTGATCCCGGTCAATGGCCATCGCAGCTGCGTATCCAGTTTCCCCTGCCGTGCCCCCGAGCGTATACGTCGACCTGGCCATGGGAATCTCATAAGTATCAAGCATGAGCGGGGCATAAAGCAAGTTGCAATAAATCAAGGTGCCGTGACCAGTCTCCCCGCCTGAAACCGCAATGCCTCCGAGTGCCATTTAATGACCCCCTAGCAGAGACCGGAAGCCTCTGACATTTCCTCTCCAAGCTATCCGCGCAGCCTCGGCCACGTCAATAGGAGTCACTCCGGGGCCTCTGATTTCGATGGTTAGATTTGTGATTCCATCACCGCCGCCGCTTGCATTTTGTCCGGCAGGGACAACCCGGACCTCTTCCCCTTTGTGTGCCTGAATAAGCGTATCCTGAGAAAGTCGCGGTGAGTAGAACCCGCTGGCCGCCTGAACATCAGCCCCGCCCTTGCCGCCGGTGTAGGTTGTGTCAGGGTTGAACTTTCCCGACTCGCCATTCAGCCGGCTAAAAGCATCCGTTGTCGCGTCAATGGCCGAAGGGAAGGCGCTCCTGAATATCTCTACAAGCTGATTCAGCGCATCGCTCATGTCGGAGAAAATCTCCTCTTGGCTCTTGTACTGATCCAGGTTGACGCCCTCAGCCTTGGCCTTATCAATGAGCGCCTGGGTCTCCGCGTCAATGGCCAGCCCGTATTCGTTCTGTAGGAACACGAGGCGGGACAACATGGGCGCCAGCTCAATCAGCGATTCCTTTTCGGTGAAGCCCTTGGCAATCAGGGCATCGTATGCGTCGCGCCCAGCCTTTTCGAAGTTGTCGAATTCGCCCTCGGTCAGCCGGGAAGCGTTGCTCATGCCAACAAGGGCATCGGTGATTCCCTCGATGCCGTCAATCAGCGTTTGATTCTCGCCGACCTTTTTCTCATAGGCCAGCATTTCCTCGAATACGCCGATAGTCGCGTCGCTGAAATCGCCTTCCATGTATGCCTTGTACCCGGTCAGTCCGGCGGTCATCTGCTGATTGATATATTCGGTGATTTCCGCAACCTGAATCCCCCGGCTTGCCAGGTCATCGAATAAGGTCAACAGAGACGCGCTGCCGGTTGTACCCAATTCCTCCGCTTTGGAAATGAGCGCCTCGAATGAATCCCCGATCTCGTTCTGCGTTTCGGACAGGGTCAATTCGCCGCGGTCAAGTTCGCTCAGGATCTCCCGGATGCGTTGCGCGTACTGGCCGAAATTGTCAACCGTTATATCCGTTTGATTTATGATTTCGTCCAGCATGATCGAAGTGGCCTCATGGACGGAGCCGGTTTCCTTGGCCAGGTCTCGCAACTGCTCCTCTAGCTTTTCATTGAGTTTCATCCATTGGTTTTCGCGGTCCAGAGCTTCCCCTATTCCGTCACCCGAGAAAGCCTTGATGATCGATGCGGCTATACCGATGGCAGCGGATACGGCCCCGATGATACTTGTGACGCCGGTCAATTTGTCAGTCAGGGAGCCACCCTCTTTACTGAGGGAAGCCATGCCGGCCGAATAAGAACTGACAGCTCCAAGAGCGCTCTGAATTTGTGAAGTGATTCCAGTAGCATTGATTCCAAGCGCCGAAAACATATCGTCAATAAATCCAATGGCCCGTTCTACTTGCTGGAATTGAGCCTCTATCTCTTGCCAGGATTCGACAACCTTGGCGGCCTTCTGCTGGCCATCGTCCAGCATTTCATTGTCGGCCAGCTTTTGCAGGGCCGCGTTCAATTCCTCGTCACCCTCAGCGGCCATTTTGGTTATATCAATCCCTTCACCCCATGCATCGGAATAGCTTTCGATGGCGGGGCCGAGCTTGGCGGTCAGAAAAGCGGAATATGCTTTGTCCTCTTCATAAGTTTTATTAAATGCCGTCCATCGATCGTCTAATACCTCGGCCAAAGTCTTTTCTATTTCAACGCGCTTTTTCTGCTTTTCATTCAGATCGTCAAGCACCTTTTGGAAATCCATGGCCGCCTTTGTATCGGCCAAATATCCAGTTGAAAGGTCGGATTCAATATCAATGAATCCCAATTGCTCAGGTGTTCCCTTTGAATTCCACCCTGCCGCCGTCCGTTGTTGCTCGATGGCTTTGTCTACCAGCGCGATTGAATCGTCCAATTCCTGATTCAGCTTTTCCTGGTCTGCTATTTGCTCCCGGGCATAATTTGCCATTGCCCCGCGCATGCCCTGGAAATAATCGGCAACCCTGGCTGCGTTCACGATAAACCCGCCCGTTGACTCTTTCAGATCATCCCACCAATTTTTTAAAACAGCGGCAGAACCCGCCGCCGTTTTCATGGCCTCGGTTGTCATTTCAAAACCTTCGGCCATTTTCCGATTCAAAATATCTAAGCGCTCAGATTCAGTTTTCGCTGTGCGGAGTTCGGGAATTAGTTTTGTGAGCATTGACCAATTCCCGTTATAGGCATTTGCCAACGCTTTAAGATTGCTTTCCAAGTCGCCGCCAATTTCAGTCAGGCCGATGGCGCCCTTGATGGCCCCGTCTATTTTGCCGTCCTGAATTTCATACTGCCGGGCGAGTAATTCCAGGGATTTAATTTGATCGTTATCAATGCCGGTGAGGTATTGCATCCCGTCCGAAAATTCACCGATCTTTTTATTCGCCGCGTCAACATCTTCACTATTGCGGCGTAAAACCACATTCATCCTGGCCTGCTGTTTTTCGCTGTCCATAAAAGCCAGGGCTGAATCCTTCACGAAATTGGTCAATCCCAATATAGCCTTCGTTGCCAAGTTCGCGGCAGTGACCTGGCCGAAAATAGAACCCATGAGGCCCTTGCCCGAAGTATCAGCTTTTTTAGTTGCGCCATCCAGTTTGTCAATTTCCGAATTGAGCGATTGAACGCCCTTGACCGCGCCCTTGCTGTCAAGTTCTATGAGCAGTTCTAGTTTTACGGCCACTTATTTTCTCCTCTGCTTGTCAATTTCCATTATGGCACTGCGGATCATCTGGAAGTTGAAAAGGATGCGCTGCTTCATCTCATACCCCTCAATGCCGGCCTCTTCCAGCATGGGATACAGTGAGCCGCTTTCGATATTAAGCTGCGTGCATAGTTCATTGAACAACCTAATGGAGAGCCTATCAAAATCAGTAAGTCCTGCGGCGAATTCAGCTTGGCGGTCGGACCAGTCACGCCACCAGTCAACCCACCCCTCTAAGTACCTGCCAAAAAAGAGGTATCTGTTTCCTCCGCGAATGCGTCCGATTTGTTGATCTTGGAAACAAGCCAGTTCAGCAGGTAGCGGCCGCCGATGACCGTGCAACCCATGAGCGCATCGACGAACTTTTCATCTTTCAGCAACTTGGCGTCGAAGGGGATCTGCGTCTTGTCCGCATCTATCAGGTCCTTCCAGTCTAGGATCTTTGAAATGGCGGTCGCTTGCCGTTCCTTGGCAATGGCTTCTTCATCCCCTTTCAGTGCATCGCATCGTTTTTGCAGGGCATACTGTTCACCGGGCAGCAGTTGCTTGATCTTCAGCCAGAATTCGCCGGACGTGGCCGGTACTTTTACCCACCGGCCCTCGTCCATAGCCTTCAGGATATTACCAATTTTGAGAGGCACTCCATCCCTCCTTTAGCTCGCCGGGTAGCCGGTCAGAGCGGCAACTTGGTTGATCAGGTACGAATACGGAACTGCCGTGCTCATGCCCGTGGGAGCGGCAGAGGGGCGATAGATGGCGAACTTGACCGAGGAAGGAATGGGCGATTTCAGTTCATACGTCGGCGGTTCGGGGATGTAGAGCGCGGGCAGGTCCAGGTACCAGGTGTACTTGCTGGATTTGCCGGGGATGACCGCGGGGCTTTCGGCCTTGATCCGCATTTTGTACTTGGTGCCGGCATTGAACGAAGTCAGGAAGTAATCGTTCTGCGAATCCTTTTTGGGGAAGTTCAACAGAACGGTGAACTCCGGCGTTTCGTCTCCCGGCTCATGCGCCGATATGCCCTCATGCTCAGTCGTGATCGGCAGGGTCATGTACTTCGGGTCGATGTTGATTTCAATCCCGCTCGGGTTGATCTTGTCGCCGGCCGCAAAGTCAGCGCCGCCCTGGGCATTGATTTGCACGACGGTATTCAGGAACCGGAAAAGGCCTAAGCCTTCGCTAGGATACGTCAGCACCAAAGGCTCGCTCCAGGACGGAATAGTCAAGCGATCGCCGCCGATGCCGGCGTCCCACTGGAAACCATCGTCGTAGAAAATCTTCAGGTTCTTGAACTTGAAAGACGGGACGCACTTGATTTCGTCGCCTTCATCCCATGCGAGTGAATGGAAAATGTTGCCGATGATCGGGTCGAAGGTGAACTCGTGCTTCACAACTCCGGCCTCGGGGGTGCTTGACGTATAGATGCCGAAGATGCTGGCAAAGATGCGCTCCATGGCCGCCCAGTAGACGCGCCCGCCCATGCTGCCCGACTGTTCGGGATAGTCACCCATGTAAACGGCCGTCGGCAGGTCATGGTTGAATTCGTTGCCATCATTCTGTGAACTCCGGTCACCCTTCGGCGGCGTGAACCGCATCAAATGGATGCCATGGCCGGTCCCGGGCTGAACGGCATCTCCCCAAGTGGCGCCCTTTGCAAAACCGATTCCGATTTCTCGTATATTGTTACTCATCCGACTTCACCTCCTGAGTGATGTACCCGTAGCGCGGGTGCCAGGTTGTAACCAATTTCGGCGGCGCGGGTTGCTTCGGTTTCGGCTTGGCGATAACCTCTACAATCACCGGCGGCTTTTTTGGCATAGCCTTGTGTCTCATATGTCCCTCCAATATGTGAACCTGAGGCTCACATTGAAAACGATGTAGCCGCCTACCAACTTCGACATGGCGGCTTTCATGACCAGGCTTGGCAATGAGGACAGAGCACCAAGCAAGGTGTCCTCCACGGTCTCGATCAAGCCCAGCATGGCCAGTACTCCAGCTTTCCTATCCCCGCCCGCTGTCAGTTTGTACGCGAACCACAGATCAAGCGTCTTGTCCTTTTCCACCCTTCGGCCTGTCAGTTCCCGGATTTCATCGGTTGAAATTTCCCACCTGTATGCTTTGTCCATGACCGATGAAGGCACGGCCTCGAAGTCGAACATGTCCTTCGACAACCCGTAGCCCAGGGCGTCAATGGCCGCCATGACCGCTGATACATGCGTACTTTGCAAGCTCATCTGTTCAGGCTCACATTGCCAAAGCTGGCCACTTCATCCACGGTGCCACTTTCATCGCTGTCATAGGAAATATGCAGCGCTTCCAAGTCGGCGGCAAATTGCTCCGCCCGTTTTAGGTAGCGATTCCACCAGATGTCCTCTGTGCTTTTGGCGAAGTCGAAAAATACCAGCTCCAGCGCATGACAGACGATCAGGTCCTTGATCTGCGTGGCGTCGATCATCATGCGCGCCCGGCGGCCGCGTTCCTTCAGTTTCCGCTTGATGTCGGCAAAAGCCTTTTCGATCTGCGGCAAAAAATTCGCTTGCCCGTCCCATCGTTCGCTTGCGAGATTAGGGTGCAAGTCCAACAGATCCGCGTCGCTGACAGGATTGACCAGGATGAACCGGCAAACATCAAACAGCAGAGCGACCTGGTACGTCACCCCGCCGATGACATAGGACAGCAACAGCCGCCAGTCCTCAGACAGTTCGCTTATCTCGCCGGTGCTGACAATGCCCGTGAAAGTAGCCGTGATTTTCTTCGTGGTATTGTTTATCGCGCATGTGCGGGCAGCAACCTTCACTGTACCCGCCGGATCGTAGAGTGTCAAAGTGGCAGAGGACGGGGCCGTTTTGGTCCCGTCCACGCTCACTATGATTTCCGGCGTATAGCTGGCCTCATAGAGCGCCTCGTTGTTGAGGTACTCGTAGGAATGTGCCATGCGCTACTTGCCTTTGCGTTTGCCTTTGTGGATCAGCTTGGGCGGCTTGACGGCAGGGGCCGGGGCCTTGGGCGCGACAGGGGCTACCACCGGGGCGGGGTTTTTCAGCTCTACCACCACCGGGGCAACAACTTGCGGCTTGAGCTTGGGGGGTACGTAAATGTGCCAGTCAGCGTCCAGTTTCAAGCCGTTCTCCCACGTGGTAAGCGGGACGACAACCTTTTCCCCGACCTTGTTTTCGATGGTTATGCAGATAATGTCCGATCCCATAACCACCTCTAGGCGGTGAACCAGGCCCGCAGCAGACCATTGGCCGCGCCGGTATACAGCATTTTCGCGCCGTACACGGTCAAGCCCTTGATGGCGGTTGCGAAGCGAAGCTCGGGGGTATAGTTAATCAGCGTCCCCTCGGGGATCTGCTTGGCCAGGGTAATGCCGACGTTCGTTCCAGCCAAGCAGTTATGGACAACTTCGGTCGAAGCGGTACCGCTGACGTTTTCGGCAGTGACCGGGGCGTTGTGCGAGAGGTAGATGTCGAACCCGGCGAACTTGCCGACGTAGCCATTCAGGTTGACCGTATCGCCCAGAACCGTATTCCGGGCTCCGAGGTACGCATTGATGACTTCCAGGACGCGGGGGGAGACCACGACGTAGCGGCCTTCCAACGGGATCTTCGCATCGGTCATCTTGCGGTACAGGGCCAGGAACTCCGTGTAGACGTTCGAATAAGTGAGCGTGGCCGCCGGAGTCTGCTTGTTGGCGGAGGCGACATTGACATACAGCCCGAGAATGTACTGGTCAATCGTGTCGCGGATGGCGTACATGGCGCGCTCAAGATAAGCCGCCTGCACGGGAACCGGAACCTGCGCCAAGGTGATGGCGTCAAGCTGGTAGTTGAAATACTTCTGCTGGTCGATCAGCAACGTCACGTCCGAGCCCGTGGTTACATCGGCAGCCGCGTGGTCGCTGTCCTTGGTGTAGGTCTTCGCGGTCACGTTGCCGGGGGTCCAAATTTTCACCCTGTCGCCGGCCTGTTTTATTTCGCCCTCGTAGAAGCGGTTGCAGATTTTCTCTGCAACCAGCATCTTGTCGAGCTGAGATTCAAAGCGTTTCGCCCAAATTGTCGGAATGAAAGTTTCTGCCATTATGGCCTCCTGTTACTTGATTAGCCCTTTTCCCATTTGCTCCTCGATAACGGGCCAGTTTTTGTCGAGGGTTTGTTTGTCCATGGCGTCCACTTCTGCTTTCGTGAAAATATGCCCCGTTTTCCAGCTCGCCCCGGCGTTTGCAGTGCCAGGAGCGGCAGGAGCTTCGGACTGCTTGAACAGGTACGGCTTTTTCTCCTGCAAGTCCTTGAACAATTCATCCAGGCCTTCGGGTTCATCCTGGTCATTGAACTTCGCGGACCGCATCAAAATATCGACGTATTCCATGTCAATCAAGCCAACCCCGCGGGCGGCGGCTTTCAGTTCAGCCCGGCGTATGCGCTCCGTTTTGGCGGCGATGTCCTTTTCCTTTGAATCGATCAGTTCCTTGAACTTGCCGTCCTCTTTGAGCTTGTCATCGGCCTTCTTCTTTTCGTCGGCCTCGTACTTGTCGAGCTTCGCTTGGAGCTTTCGCTTTTCTTCCTGTTCCTTTTTCTTTTCAGCGAGAAGTGAATCCCATGACTCTTTTGAAACGTGCTTTCCGGCATCCTGCTGGTCGGCGTTCCCATCCTGGGAGCCTTTGCCCTTCAGGGCATCGTCGGCCGCTTTACCATCCTGGTCTTTGGCCTGCTTGTCATCCGGCATTGATTTCCTCCTGTTGATTGTGTAAGAAATATACAGAATGTGTAAATTTTACCATCGGCATAGAAGTAGCATAAATTTTGGCCGTTGTCAATAAAAATCTTTTGAGGAGGTTATTTCAGATCGGACATAATTTGACGCCAATGCTCAATACTGATTTCTTTTACGTCCTTAATGATCGCTTCGTCTATTCCAAAAAATTCTCTTTTTGTCATTTGAAACCCTGGATGCCTTCCTGATTTTAGACCGAAGTTATGAACGCTGGCCAAGGTGAACATATCTACATTTCCAGAATGAGGCCCTTCAATATAAATGCGGATCGTGACTTTTCGATCTTGCATGATCGTTTGAAATTTGAATGGCCCCCGGCTTATCATCTGGCCAGTCAAGGTTAAATCGGCGGCGCTATATCCTTTTTTCTTAGCATAATTTTTTGTGTAAGGCTTAAATTTCATACCCGCAATATCTATTCCTGATTTTGTGCGTTTGATTATTCCGCCCACTACAGCGTTATTTACTTGGTTCATATATTTTGATTGAGGCGCTGTCATTTCCTGAAGCATTTTATCTCGCGCCCTATTCCATGCCTCCCGGCTTAACCTTGCACTCATTTTAAATAATCAATCAAGAATTTAATTCGTTTGTCAACGCTGTCTAATTCATAATATTCAGAAGGTAACTTGCGGCCTCCAGTCACGGCTTTGTATTCTCCTATCAGTTCATCCAAGTCTGCGAATAATTCATATGGAGTTTTAAGGTCAACCATCAATGCCCCTGAATCTGGAATGATTATTTTCCCACCCGTTTTTAGATCTGGGAAAATTTGCAATAACCCTTCTGGGAAAAAAAGACATCTGCAATGGTCTCCACAAATTGTATCTCCGCGCCCAGGCTCAGTATGATTCGTCTGCCATTCAGTTAAAGTCATGGGTTGCAATTTCGATAATCTTTCGCAATCGTCGCATACACGATTATCGCCCATATTCAGCCAAGACCATAATTGATTGTCTAATTCAGTAGTGATTTCATCAATATCAGAATTAAGTAGGTCCCGGTCGTTCATCTGCCGCCGAACCCTATGAAGTACCCGAGGTCTGCAACCCTGCTAATCGTCCCGGCTACCATCTTTTTTATTTCGTTGACCATGGCAGCCCATTCGATCCGTCCGGCATCGGATTTCAGGTATTCGATCATCTGATCTTCACCTGAGCCCCGCGCCTGTAGAGTCATAACCTTGATCCTGAAGCGTTCAAGCATGATCTTTTCCGCGCTCTGCATCTGGGCCTGCAGGATCATCATTTCCTGATCAAGTCTGTTTCGCGCCGTCATTGGTTTTCCCCTTCATAAAGGTTCCGAACTTCACACCTTCGCGCAACGCTTCCAGAGATTTGCTCATAACCATTTTGACGATTGCCTGATTCATGGCGTTCAGGTTTTGCTGATTCAGCGTCGGCGCGGCCATGATCCTTTCAACCTGTTCCCCGGCCGCCACTTCCACGCCCTTGATCTTTAGGCGAAAACCGCGCAAGACTTCCCTCATGCCGGCCTCTTGGCTGTGATATAGAAAAACTTCGCCGTCTGTTCAATCTCAATCGGGATGCCTGCAAAGGTCTCCCGCAAAGTGTCAACCGTGAACACTCGCAAATGCCCGGGGTCACTCACCCGCACGCATGGAGTTGTAACTACTAGCACTTTGCCAGTCATTGCCCAAAGGCAGGCGGCGAGTTCGAATGGATTTTCCACATGCTCTATCACCTCAGAGCACACGACGCCATCGAACAGAAAGCCGCTCAGTTCGTAGACATGATCAAGGTGGATGAATTGTATCTCAGGGAAATTCACCCTGGCCATTTCAATCGTTGGCTTGTCGAAGTCAATCCCCGTCCATTGCCCCGGATGAAACCTAGCCATGATTTCAGTTGAATGGCCAGCCGCACATCCTACATCCACAAAGGACGTGCCATCCATTTTGCCCGCGCATTTGCCAAGCCTGATTTGATGCTTTTCGTTTTGTAGGTTGCGCCATACCTGATTCCGATTCCAGTGGCTTGTAAGATACTCTGATGCGTTCATAGTCCAAACTCCTCATTCAGTATTTTATTGTCAGCCCTGATTTTCGATACGTGTTTCATTTGCGGACTGCTGGAGGTATTTCTGTCATGCAGCAAAACGCAAAAGTTCCCAGGCGCAAGCTCTTGCGGGTGATATGCGGCAACGCTCTTGTGTCCTGGATGCCGCTTCTCCCTATCGAAGGCCTTCATCGTTTTCGGGTCAAGCCGATGCGCGAAGAAAGGCCCGTTGTGAATCGTGTCGTAGTGAAACAGGCGCCCCCTGAAATAATCGAAGGCGTACCCGTAGCGAAAGGTCATCCATTCGGCATTGCCCGGCTGCATCATAATGGCCCCGGCATAGATGGAATACATATCGTCGCTGTCAATGAGCGCGTAAACAACCTCATCGAAGCGCTTCAATATTTCCAGCCCTTCCGGGTCATCATAAACATAGACGATGCGCGGGTCAACCCTTGGCATGATCGGCTCAGTCATTGCCCTTAGTGACGGATCCATAATGACCATGTACAAAAAGTCATCGTGCGTTTGTTTTAGGATGGAAGGCAAATTAAACTTGCGGAAATACTCAATTCGTTTTTCAGTCCATGCCAAGGTAGTAACCGGATGCGGTCCATCTGCAGGAACTTGGCGCATACAGCGTTCGGATTGAAACGAGTTGAATGTACACCAAAAAACGAGCTTGCGGGTCATCAGCACCCCGGCATGATAGTATCCCTAATCCCGCGTGTATTTTGGTTCAATGCCTCAATAAGAGCCTTAGCTACAGCATCAGGAGTTATTCTCCCCTCACATTTTTCATCAAGTGGGCATTCTTTTGGAAATTCATGATCATTCCAACACTCTAACCCCTCCATGTCTTTATGCGAACACCTTTCATCATCGTTGCCATCCATATCTTTTCGATATGGACATTTTTCTGGAAATTTGATAGATGCAAATCTCATTTTTTATCTCCTTCATAGAACGTCTCCCAGCATTGCCTATAAAACGTCCGCCGCACGGCCCGGGCTTGCTTATTCCCGCACAGCCTTTCCGCGTCCCTGCTTGCCGGCAACTGTTCAAAGCGGTCCGTCGGAATGAGCCACTTTGGCACGTCGTGATTGTACCAGTTCAAAGCGTAAAGGTCCTCAATGGCAGACTCGCACCCGCGCAAGTCCATACCTAAATATTCCCGCGGCCAGAACGTGACTAGGCCCAAGAAGTCAACCCTTGTCGGGACCTGGATATGCTTGCATGACAGCATTTTAGTATCGGCATAATAATCCGGCCCGTGGAATGTGCGGCCGTGGATGCCGGCTACTCCATTGCCAGGATACTGCCTCGTGAAGTCTGCAATCAATCCCGGCAGCGGCTTTAAATCATCGTCTGCCTTTATGACATAATTTCCTTCGGTCATCGTGGCCACTGCGTGACGGATCTTGTTGCCAGGGTCCGGGAATGCACGAATATATTTAATAGGCAATAGCCCCTGCCTGCGTAAATCGCCGTGCATGAATCCCTCATAACTGCAATCGCACAACCATACATCCGGCGTTTCAGCAAGCCATGCCTGCAAGACTTCGGCCAGGCGCTCCAGGCGGCGATAGGTTACGATTACCGCTGAAATGTTCATACCGTTTGCCCCTTTATCATGTCAATGCCAAAACCTACCTGCTGCCTCAATCGCCTTGATGCCTGGAAATGCTCAATCACCGGCTCCCGCTGTTCCGCATAGTGATAGTCGAAAATGTAAGTGTATTCGAAAGGCATCCTGTAAAGTCTGTCCCGTCGGCCAAGTTCATCGATTGCCAACTTCAGGCACTTTTGATGCCTGATATTCGGATGTGTCATTCCAATTTCATGCCACAACGATATGATTTCCCTGGCTGATTTGCAATTCTGAATCCACAACGTCCCGCTCAGGAGTTCATCTGAATCGCCGCTCTGCCGCTGAAACTTGTGAAATGATGCTGCGATGTCATAGGCCCCTGACGCTGTGAGCTCATCGAAAAGGGCCGGATGCTTTCGCACGACTCCATCGGCGTCAATGAAAACGATGTCTTTCCCGGGGAATTCTCTCATGGCTTTCAGGATGCACTGCGATTTGTAATTCAAGTTCATGCGCCAAGTGCCAAGCGGCGGGTATGCGTAGAACTTGCGCGAAATATCGAACTTGCGGAGCGAGTCATCCAACCTTTCAATTTCCTTTGCGTACCCTGTCCCCTCAGTGTAAAATGAAATGACCTTCCATCTGCCGATGCGCTTGTTGACCTTGATTTCGCCAAAGGGGAAGCATTTCAATTTTGACTTTGGGTTCATGTTTATAACTTGGATGCCGGCCGCTGCCAGTTTTGGAGCGAGAGCGTTAAAGCCTTCGATCCATCCCCGCGTCTCTGGATCTGCTCCGGGAGACGGATAGCCGCTGTGAAAGTTCCCTTTGTCCATGTCAAAACCTAACAGATGGATAGTGGTAGCCCCGAGACCGACGGCCAGGTTGACCGCTGCGTACCCACTGTTCCCGCAAGTATAAACGCCGTCCCTGAGCGAATCGGAAAGCCCGTACTTGCCAGCGAACTTGACAAGTAAAACATCGTTTTCAAAAGTCGCCCCGTCCGATTCAACCCACACGCGCAAGCCCCGGAATGAGGCAAAGGCATCATGCGCCGATTCAGGCATTTCCTTGTTACGGCGCTTGTACCAGCCATATAGCCGGGAGTCCAGGGAGAAAAATATCTCTGCGAATGGCGCGTCCTCAATGGCCCGATTTATGGCAATGATATTTTCCCCACGCAACTTTTCGAAATCAAATCCTTTCAGTGACTTGCCGCCGCCGATAACCCAGCACCGTTGCCCGGCCCAGGGCTTGTCGGGAATTTCGTCTACCAGGTATCTATTTGCCATTGTCCTTTGTGCTGAATAGATTCGCGCCGCCCATGTTCCCCGGCGTCAACTGCTTCGGCTGTGGCGGGACGATATTCCCTTCGCCGCCTGCTTGATCCTGATTGAAAAACTGGTCAAATGAAAAGCCCTGGTTTTTCATGTTCTTATATTTCAGCAAGTTTTCGGCCATGCGCGTTTCTGCTTCTTCTTCCTCCACCACGTTCGGGTTGAATGTCATGTAGAACTGACCGGGAGACATGATGCCATTTTGAACATCCCACTGCGCCTGCTTCCTTTTCTCCATCGGTTCAATGTAGGTTTCGAGTTCTGCAAAGTCTATCTTGAATTCCAGCGTGTCAGGGATTTTCGCGCCTGGATTATTTGTATTCCAGACAAGCCGGATCATGCTGAAAAGCTCGCTCTCTACCCTGCGGAATATCGGGAGTTGCTTTTCCCTGATTTCTCTCAGGCCCCGGTTTTTGATATTCAGCGCCTTGCCGCTGGCTTCTTCCCCGCTCACCGCGAACATATCCACGTTCAAGCCGTAGGTTGTCAGGAATGAATTTACGTCTGCCTGCAGCGTCTGTTCCATTGCCTCGAATTGAGCGGTAAGATCAAGGACGCCAACCTCTGAATTTTCACCCGTCAACAGGAAGGCGCTGGCCGGGTCGCTTGCTTGCTCAGGCGGCACGTCACCTTTTTGCGCCCTGAACCATAGCTGCTTGAATGACTGGAATTTCAGCAGATAATCCTTCATAGTCCGCTTTACGCCCGTTATGGTCGTGCCATCCACGAGGTCTTTGCCACTGTTCGGGTTCCAGAACATTCCCGGGCGCGGCTTCATGTGAACAAAAACGAATGGCATCTTGCCATAGGGATTCAGCATGTCAGGGTTGTTATCAGCGGGCGCCTTCACATTGCCTCGATCATCGAAAAGGAAATGCTCGAAGTCGGACCAGAACACATTCCATTTTGTAGTATTAAAAACGCTGTCAATGTATTCCACGTCGTAATAGGCCGCTGCCGCCTGCTGTGGGTAATTGTCGCGCTGAATGACAGAAGTGTTCGCCGGGGTTTGTAGGTCAAGCGTTATCTTTTTCAATTCATTGTCCCACCCTGGCCGGATGGCAATGTCATTCAGCAGTGTCGCGTACTGGTTCGCCTGCATCATAAATTCGTCAATGTTCAGATAGCCATAGATTTCGGCAACCTTTTCGTTGTCGCCATAGTCCCGTGTCGGGGCAACCTTATACACGATGGAAATATCATCCGTCACTTTCTTTAGGATGTTCTGCGTTGTGTTTTTCAGCAGCTTTATTTTTTTGTAGTTCGCCGCGATGAACTGCGCCTGCAAAATAGTTTCCAGGATGGAATCCCAGTCATCGTGATAGATGGCAAGGCGATTGTTGGAAAGTTCCTTGCGCGACTTTTCCTCCATCTCTTTCGCTTTCAGAAATGATTGCAACACAACCGCCGCTGATTTGTCTTTGAATAAATTGTCCGGCATGTTCACCCCCTAAAACGCTACGACTCGATCACCCCTCAGGGGGTATTTCCACGTAACGAAAAATTCAAGTGCTGTCATCATATGTGATGCCCAATTGTGAATAGGCTTGTCATTTGTCGGCCGCCCTTCATCGTCAACAGGGAAGCGATAGTTGGAAATGCGGTCCTGGAATAGGACGCATTTTTTTGAAACGTACAACCTGGGCATGATCCTGCGAGTGGCAAGGATGCGTTCATCATAGGAATGAACCCAGGGTGTTTTAATGTCAATGCCGAATTCGGCAAGCCATGAAACCCATGACTTTTTCGTAATGCCCCGCGACTTGCCAGCAGGGTCGCCGACATGATCTTCATATTTATTTCCGTACTTGCCCTTAACCAACTTGGCGAAATAAGGCGGCTCTTCCTCATTGAGTTCAAATTCATCGACGACAAGAATATCACCCAATGGGTTTATTTGCAACCATAGAATCGAAGTCGGGTCCCCGATGCCAAAGTCCCAGGTCGTGTAAAGCGGCAAACGCGGATCGTATTCCAGGTCAATGACGTGTGAAATGTCGAAGTTGTAATATACCTGGCCCTCTACCGATCCGGCATAGCTTATCTCGTATTCACGGGCAATCTGTTCCCGCGTCAAGCCCTTGATTTCCTGATCGTACCAGGCCTGGGTTTTCTCAGGATTCAACTTCCAATGCCAAGTATTGATTTTAAAGCCCGTCTTGCTCTGAGGCGAAAATCGGATGCGGGCGAAGCAGTTCCCCTTGCCATTCGGAGTGCTGCCGAGCTTCTTGTTATTCGGGCAAGCTGAATGGAGGCCGGCATAAACGCTTTCCGAATTCTCACTGAAAGCCGTTTCATCCCATTTCGCTTTATTGTAAACCCCGGAACGGCCGGCGTTCTTATTCGTGCTTTCCCCTTTTATAAATGATCCGTTCGCAGCATTCGTGATTTTCAAGTCTGTGAATACCAGGGGCGCCTTTATGAACGATGGCAATTTGTCCCACATGAAAAACAGACGGCCGAAAAGCGAATCTGTCGTAGAGTTTTTCCCGCCATCGTCAACCAAGTCCTCTTTACGGCTCAATATCTTTTCGGAGTAGCTATCCTCGAAAGTCAAGCAATGCAAACTATCAACCATGGCCGCCCAAGACCATAGCATCTGCCGGCTCTTTTCGTCTAGCGTATTCCCTGTTGAATGAAGGGATTCCAACAAGTCGTGCAGATATGGGTAGTTTGGAAAAGGTACAACCTCAGTTTTTAAAAATGATCCGTCCCTGATTTTTTTTTCCGTCTGACAGTAGCGGGTTGCGAAGTACCAAGGATCGCGTTTGCATAATTTATATTCCCGATATTGTTCACTTGGAGTCAGGGACATTTCCTTTCTCTAATTCTTTTTCTACTTCATGAGCTTGCTCATAACTGAGTTCGACAAGATCCAATTTCCCGCTTAATTCAACTTTCTTTTTCAGATACCCTAGATGTTCTCCAAGCATTTCCCCGGCTTTCAGTTTGTCATGCAGTTTAAACTTGAACTTGGCGAATATGATGGAATCATTCCCGCTGGAATCTTCCTTGATCGTGCGGTTTTCTTCAATGCTGGAAATAACCTTGCTTGCCCCTTTGGGCATTTCGTCGTATCCCTTCACGCGGGTTGCCCCTGTATCCGTGTCAACGTCAACAAAGTCTTTCATGTCGGCAAAAAAGATGCGCGCAAGTTCTGCAATCCAACGTTCCTTTGATATGTCAACTTTGTTGGCGGTCTTGGATTGAACTTTTGAAATAGCATTTTTAATGCTAACATTCGCTAACAATCGTGCCCCTTGCTCATTCGCTGTCTTTTTACTGTATCCGGCAAGCGCCGCCGCCTGAGTAGCATTGAGATAGCCGCCGCCATTTGGGTTTAAATACTCCTGAATAAACTTTTCTTGCTTTGGAGTTAAACGGGCTTCCTTTTTCATAGTTTAGGCACCGTGAAACCTTTGTAGGATTAGCGAGGCAAAGCGGTGCATGATTATAGTGGGAGAGATGAACATGTTTTTCCTTCGCATCTCGCCGCCCGTTTGTGGTTCATTTGTTTTTGAATAAGCGAAGCCGCAAGTGCTGGCTGTTTTCCGTTTCATGTTCTACGATATAGTCGGCCTGTTTCCTAAGCCATTCTGCGATTTCCTTGACAGCTCCCGGTATCTTTTGAGTATTGATTTTTAAAACAGCTATGGGATGATCCATTTCCACTTGTTGACTCATTTCCCTGTCCTCCCTAAAGTGTACCCCGTCCCGAACGCCGCGCCGTATTTTGCATACTGCCCGAGCCGGGACCAAAATGAGCGTTTCAGCCTTTTTTCCAGAACGGTTGTCCATCGGGCGCAAGTCTGGTATTTCATTTCTAAGCCGGCCACGATTTCTGCATGGGCCGCGTCCTTGCGTTCATCGCTCAATTTCCAGGCGATAAGCGTGGCCTGATGCTCCGCGTACTGAGTGTCTATGGTTTCTTTGGCATCTATCAGCAGCGCTTCGTCCTTTTCCTTTTCGGCCAGCACTTGATCTATCGTTGCCTTTCGGTTGCGGAGCTCCTCGGCAGTCTCGGACCTGAGAATAGCAAATGCATTATCGGCCTTTCGCTTTTCCCACTCTATCCGGATGCGCGTCTCCTCCCGTTCCCGCGCTGAATTCTCAGATAGCAAATCATATCGCGCTTGGCCGGCATCTACCCTTGCCTGTAGCTCTGCGATTTCTGCCTGATACTGCTTTTTAGCCTGCCGCATGGCCCAGTCAATGAACATTCCCCGCGTAAAGCTGTATCCCTGCCAGAGTAAAAATATCGCTGCGAGTCCGGCGACGATCTTCCAACCATGTCGTTTTATCATTTCGCCTCCCCTAAAGAATAGTATTTTTTTTCGGTTCTGTCAATTTTTTGGTTTTCCTTAATGCCAAAATAAACCTCCACTTTGAAACCCTAGGCTTTTTTATCACAATGGCATCGAGAGGCATATTGCCGCGTCTGCCATATTTTTTCCCAGTTCGTTGATCAAAATAATCGCTTCTAGGACTTTTCCTTTCATCATCGGTCATTCCATCCATCTGCCAATTTGCCGCCCTATATATCGTACCGCTATGTCCTGCTGATGGATCTGCATAACTTAATAAATACTCAACCTCAGGATGGTTTTGTTTTATATATTTTACGCTTTGACCAATAAGCCACGTTTCGGCGTTACGCGGTATTTCATCAAGTAAATATAACCGACTTAATTCCCAAACTTTTCCACCGTATCTTTTATCAGCCTGTAATGGGGGCGCTGAATATACAACGCATCCTATTTGTGTACCGTCACGCTTCGCTACCAAACAAAGCAAGACAATGGCTGGACGTTTTTTTAAATAGTGAGCTTTTATGAATTTGTCAACCTGAATAATAGAACATTTACAAATTAAGCAAGACCTTCTCCATGATGAATCAAAAATTTCATTTCCCATCTGTCTTTTCTCTATTTGTCAACTCCGGCGCTAACTTATTGGTCTTGGAATCGCTCCAGATGTGGAATTTATGCCCACATTTCAGGCACTTGTATCCAGTGTCCAGGATTTCCCCGGCATGTACTTTGGCGACATGATAGGATATTACCTCAGTCTCCGCACCGCAGCAGGTGGAAATGACGGGTTCACTCATCGAGCACCAATTCGAAGTGCCAGGGGTCATGTAGCTTTTGGTCTATCGTCTGCAGGTCTCCGTCCCAATCAGCCCCGATCCTGATTTTATAACCTAGTCTGTCGGCCAGCGCCATTGCATAGCCGGCCACGATATATAAGCGCTCCCGGTCCTTCCCGGCATCGTATGGGTACGGGGAAAGGTCAACGGCGAGGGATGCGGGGAGTAATATTTTCTCAGTGTGTTCTTCATAAAACTTATCAAGTTTTATTCTTGTTTTGTTATGTTTACTGTTCGGCCAGTCAACCTTAGATGTACCAGCAAGAAAGGCCGCGTGCTGGTCTTGCTGATTTCTCCAGCCACAAAGTATCAGCCAGTCAGGCCAGTGTTTTTCAAGCTGGGTGACCAGCGTTAAAATGAACGCCGCTAAAGTCGGGTGAACATCGTCCAGTCTTTCCTTGTGATAGATCATGCTCCCTCCTATCTATGATCGTCGCGCAAAACGTAGCCGACCATGACGCCGAATAGAAAAACGAATGCCACTATGGGAATGACCATGTAAATATTCATTCTCTCCCCCTCTCGCACTGAGCGATTAGATTTTCAACCTTTTCAATCATCGGCTTGCCCGAATAGTGTCCGCTGCGGATATTGGCGATTGTACCGACGCTAATTTTGCGCCCGTATTTCATTTTAAATACTACCACAAAATCACTATTTGACATTCGATGCTCGGTCATCCAGGCGTCTATGCGCTTCCAGTTGTAGAGCGCCGACTTGATCCTGGATCTTGACCGATGCGTCGTGCGGCCCATGGCGGTCTCAACGTATGCCCGGATCACCGGGTTGTCATTCCCGGCGAAGGGGTCAAGTTCGATCCAGTCGGCCGGCGGGACCGATTGCTTGAAATGCTCTACGTTGCGCTTCAGGTAGCGGGCGGTTTCGGGGGTCATGGGTGCTCCTATCTTATTTTCATCGTCCGGCCATTCAGAACACGATCAGCATAGGGGATCATCCCCTCAGGTAAATTCCCCCGGCCATTGTAGAGCCGTAGAGCTTCGCGGATATTTCCGTTTGCCATTTTCATACAACTGGCAAAAACACGACAACCGAAGTCAATGTTATATTCAATCTCCATTCCCCGACTTGTATCGAACTGCGGCCAGGCCGGAGGGTATATCTGCATCAGGCCCAATTCGCCACAAGGCCCGATTGCTTCGGGATTGAAAAATGATTCATGCTCGATTTTGGCAATCGTGATTTCAGGGGATACGCCGTGCTTGCTTGCCAAGCGCCAGGACGCCTCCATGATCTGGTCCCACCGCGGCTCGATCTTTTCAAAGCGAGCTAGGGATGCGCGCCGATAAAGCATGAGGTATGCAAGCGGTGTTTTCCCTATGTCCTCCATATCCCCTTTCAGTTCAGCAACGTCCGCTTGGGAGCCTGACAGCTTTATTTCAAGCTGCCGGATCTCCCCGGCCTGTTTCCAGTTTGTTTTCCAGGATAGAGCAAGCACGACCGTCAAAACAACAGCGACCACTTTCGCCGGGTCGAATCGCTTGGGGAGGGTCATGGCTTTTTCCATATCATTTTCCACAACTCGTCGGCCACTATTAGTCTTATTTCTTTGAGTAATCTATGGGTGCGACGGTTCTCCCACCATCTACCAAAGAAAAATGCGCCCCATAATAAAGCACTCAATATGAGCTTTTCTATCATATTCATCCCTTCCTCCTCAGCCCCTCGATGGCGGCGATGATGGCTTTGATCGCAGTTTCAAAATGTTCTATTTTTTCGCACGTACCAAAAAAGTCGGGGTTGTTTTCCAAAAAGCATTTGCCATTCGACTCAAGGTCTACACACTTAATGAACGTGCAAACATTTACATTTCCCACCGCCGCCTTCGCATCGTCCAGGGCGAGGTTGTAATCGGTTGCGGCCAATTTACCTTCAAAGCGCCTCACTTTTTCCTTTTCGTAGTTTTGCACTTCGGGGCAATCGGCCTCGTAAAGTTTTTCCGTCAAACATTTACCGTCAAATTCGCAACCCTCACAAGCTGGATGTTTCATTTTATTCTCTCTCCTGCCGCCATGAGATCAATGATTACGTCACACCTATTCGGCCTGATGTTTTCCCCACTGAAAGCATCAAATGTTTCCCCGACTATATCCACATCTATCAAATTTTGTTCTTTACGGGCATCTCTTGATATTTGTTTTAGCACATTGATTGATGCAATCTCAAAATCAAATACCGCCTCATTTCCAATAGATTTTGCATAATACTTAATGAGTTTCAGCTTATCTTCAAAATACTTTTCATCAAACATTTTTCTCCCCCTCTGTCTCGGCGCGGCGGTTCCAGTATTTGATGTCATCCAAATATAAAATAGTTTTCCTCATGTTATTTGGCATTGTCATAAAACAATATTCTTTGTGTACAAGTTCAACTCTAAGACCATCATTCACCCATTTTTTCTCCCCGCAAAACGGACACGGCTTCAGTTTTATTTCACTCATACCCCACCTCGATCCCGTGAATTTTGCAGTACAGCTGCACGATGGTTTCCGGCTCGGAATGCAGGTCATCCGATTCGACCATATATAATTCTGGAAATTCAATCGGGTCACGCCGCGCCTGTGATGAATGGCCGAAGGTGGGCGAATGATAATTGCAAACTGTCCACCCCTCCTCCACCAGCCGCGCCTGGAGGAGCTTGGCAAACATCATGAGGAAAAATATATTTTTCAGGTTGTATATTTTCCCATCAATCAGTACGCAGTATTCGTTCTTGTATTTCCATCCCTTGTCCATGCTCTCGCATATCGCTTGCGTGTTCATTTATCCTCCTCTCGCAGAGCGGCGATTAAATCACCCATGCGCGGCACCAATCCATTGCGCATGAAATTGGTAAAGGTTTCACCTATTCTTTTGGCATCCGCCTCCCGCTGGTCACGGGCGATTTGCTTTAGGATGTTTTTCCTTATGGTAACCTCTGGAAATCCATGAAATAGTTCTTTGAATTTCCCTTCAAAATATTTGTCATCCATTTTCATTTCATTCCCCCTTTACGCCTTCGAGCGCGGAGAATGTATAGGAGTCACTCCGCGCAATTTGTTTATTAAAATCTGTATTTTATCAATTTGAAATTGGTCAATGTGAAAATCGACATCAAGTGAAAATTTGTCAATTATTGGCTGAATCTCTTTGGCTAAATTCCACGATGCTTCAATTAAATCTTCCATATAATCACAGGTTGCCTCCATGTGCGGGCATTCAAATTTAATTTTGGGTTTTGTGGTCATGTCTTTAAATGTTTCAGCTAACTTATTTAAAAGTTGTTCGTGGGTAAGGTCTAAATCGTGACTCATTTAATCCCCCTAATTATTATTTCATTTGCGTTCAATTTCCCCATTTCAATACGTCGCATAATTTTGTCAAACTCAGATCGCAATCCACGATTGCCAATGATTATTTTGGTGTCTTTACCAAACACCAAAACATTAAATTCATTATGATTCGCGGTATGCCATCCATTCCCAGAAAAATCAGCAGGAATTATATCAGTGGATTCTCCGGAATAATTTTTACCGTCAACGGAAATTGTATATTTCATTCAATTACGCCTTCGAGCGCGGCG